GTGAAGACATCACAGTATTCTACAATTTCTTGTGGAACTTCTACCTGTTTGTAATCATAATCAATTATCATTTTCCTCTCTGTGTTTCCTCCACAACTCAGCAACCATATCAACTGGTTCTGTAGTTCGTTTGTGAATGTCCTCCTTGTGATTTAACCACTTGTCGATTGCTTCCTGTGTAGGGACAACAATTCTAACAGCGGTTCCCTCTTCTTCAAACTCTTTGTTCATGTCAATGTATGTTTGAGGAGTAATTTTCATCGATCCGGAACTGTGATGATGTATTTTGTGCAGGTTTCACCTCGGGAGTTAACACATTTAACACAATGCCATGATCCATTGGTTAGTTTTGACACACTATCCAATAGATTTCTAGCAATAACCCAGTTAGTTTGTTCTCTCCAATCACTCATTTTTGTCCTGTTTGATTCTTGGATGTGGGGCATACAATGGTCCTGGATAGTTACCAGCAAACTTTGGTTTATTCAGTTTTTTTAGAGCTTCAACAACTTCGGGTGTTTCCTCCCACTCCCAAGTATCACCACCTTTCGAAATAGATTGTTTTTTCATAGTTTCATCATACATCAGGTCATAGAGAAATTGTTTAATAAGAGACATGATTCAACATGCGGCAAAAAAGTATTCTTGAGGTTCGGTCAGAATGTCGGTGACTTGATAACCTTTGTCTAGACGTGCATTGATTGTTTCATTCATCTCTTTCTTATTCATCAGACGCATTGACATGGAACTAACCTCACCTTGATTGTTCTTCAGTTTGAGAGTGTAGACAAACTTATCAGTCAGAATGTTGTGAGGACGGAACTCGACTGACATTGAACCTGATGTGAGTTGCATTGGGGTGTTCTTCTCAACAAATACAATATAGACCCTTTGGCGGTCCTTGGCGAGGGGTCTGAGACAGTTCTAGAAGTGTCCTACCGACTGTCCACACAACGCAATTGATGCCAATGTTGAGAGAAACAAAGGACACAACAATGAACCTTTTTGTGAAAATTCACAAAGTTATCAGATTTATCTTTTACACTTATTTCAATCGTGATGTATTGATCACAAACGAAATAGACCCATCCCTCAATCACATTGCCGAGGGAATCTTTCCAGATGACATAATCATCTATTTGTGGATTATAACCAACGGTCATTACTTAAAGTCCATGCCGTAACTTCAGCAATCCGTTCCCGCACCGATTTAGCGGGAGTCCATCCAATAGATTTCATTTTACCTCCATCAAGAGCATAGCGAAGATCATGACCAGGACGAGAAGAGTGGAAATCAACTAGTTCATAGTTCAGTTCACGATCTTGTGAATCTGCAATGATCTGAGCAAGTTCCAGGTTGTTCAATTCCTCAGCACCAACAATGTTGAACTTAGGGCATTTGGCACCACCATAGTTCTCCTCCATGACGTTTTTCCCAAGAAGGAACAACACAGCAGACGCAACATCATCCGCATGAATGTAATGACGAGACCCAGGAATTGTGCGAGTGTTGTCACTATGAATCGTGACACAATCACCATCACGAATGCGACGAATACACATAGGAATGTATTTCTCAGGGTGTTGACGTTCCCCGAACACATTCATTGTGTGAGTGATGTAAATTGGCATACCATAAGTGTTCTGATATGCTACCGCAAGTTCCTCACCTCCAGCTTTAGTGGCACTGTAAGGATTGGTGGAGTTGTAGCGATCATTCTCTTTATACTTAATTCCATTTGGCGCAGGACCAAATACCTCATCAGTGCTGAAATACAGGAATCTTTCAAGATTATCCTGAGATCTTGCAAACTCAAGAATATTGCATGTGCCAACCACATTATCCATGACAAATTCCATGGGATAATCGATACTGCGATCCACATGAGATCCAGCAGCAAGGTGCAGAACATAATCTACTTTGCCAATCTCACGACGGACAAGTGGGTTCAGTTCAGCTTTAAGATCGTGGAAGACTACACGAACACGCTTACGTTGTTCTGGTGTGCAATCATGCAGGAGAATGTCATTCAGACGATTCAGATTACCACTGTAATCCAGTCGATCAAGAGTGACAATATTCCAATCAGTTTCTTTCAGAATACGGGAAATGAGGTGGTGAGCAATGAACCCAGCACCTCCAGTGATAAGAGCAGTCTTCATTTTAGAGTTTCAGAGATATATTCAACGAAGATCCATTCATCAGGTTCTTCAGTATCGACCACAAACTCTTCCCAGAGAGCGTGCGAATCATCAAATTGTTCTTTGTCTACGAGTTCTTCCATACGTTCCATATAGAAGTTCTCAACATGTTCAATGCACTGATAGTGCATCTCAGTTTTATCAATCATAAAAAGCACACTCCAAAGGACTGAGATTGATGGTCATAGCAGTATAGGGTCTTGTCGATGAGATGTCAACCACCGCCCCTATTTTTTTACTGTTGATTGGTGCGTGGTACTGTCGTTTCTTGGTGTTGTAAAATCCCCAGATAGTTTTTGCAACAATACCACCGTTGTAATTGAATTTAGAATGATTGCAGCACCAAATACCAAGAACATCACGTTTAAACTGCACAACATCGTAAGTGTAGTCTTTAGGCGGCTCATGTGGAAAATCTTCAGGTAAGTTCATTTCGGAATGCTAACAACTTGTGGATCTTTGTCATTGAAACTATTCATATCAATGCAGACCCAAGTATATTCATCGCAAACTTTGCGATAGACATAGTGATACTCTTCTCCACGTTCCTTGTTAGCATATGCACCAAGGTTACGATCAAGACGCGGAGGGCATTCTTCACCGCGTTCAGAATAGTATTGAGGACCAAATTCTGATTTCTTTTCAATCTTACCATCAGAATTGCGGAAATGATCATCAGTCCAACAGACTGACATATCACCACCGTCAATCAGTTCTGCTACTTTCTCCTTCGTATTGTAGTGCGACTCAAGTGCCCTACCCAACCAAGAAGGATAACCGTCCCAATGATGATAAACAGAAAGAATGGAGTCATCTGAGAGTTGAATGCCGATGCGTGAACGTGTGCCCATTATGTAGAAGAATTAGGTGAAAGTGTGGGAGTGAAGATCACTCAAAAGATGGAATCTTTGCTTTTGCCTCTGCCGCATACTTTTCAGAATAAACACCAGCAATCCACTCACTTTCGAGTTGTGTTGGCTGATCACCGTATCCAATTTGCGGACCGACATCAGTCTTCCGACCGACCCAAACACGTTGACGGTCAGTGATGCGTGATGCTTGAGAGAGGATCATGGTGTGTTCCCTTGACTCTTTAATAATACACGAAAACGGGGGTCACTCAACCCCCGGTGTGACACCAATCAAACTGGTCACTCACTCAGTTTTCCGCCGCGTCTGCCTTGACCAGGGGAATCAATAAGTTTATTAACATAATCGTCCACAATTTCAGAACTCTTTAGACTCTGCACCATGTATTCGGCAAAGTCTTCCATTTTATCAGGGTGAATTGCTGTAATGTCTGTCTCTTCGACAGCAAGTTTCATTGATTCAATTTCCTGATCGGAGAGTTGTTTTTTGCGGTCGAAGCTCATTTGTCTGTCAATGGTGTGAGTGGTTCAATCTTTTCCATTTCTTCCCATACTTTTTTAAAAGTATCGGAATCCCAGGTGTCTTGTGATTCTGGAGTATCCCAGAAATCCTCCCAATCTTCAGGAGAGTCTGTAACATCTTTTATACACTCTTCTCTATCAACCTTGATCTCATCAACGTAACATTCAACTTTATTAGCATCTATCATTCTTAAACTCCTTACGACACTTCTTTAATTCTTTAAGTTCGGTTTTAATCATTTGGTAAGCGTCTTCTGGACTGATACGCCTACTCATCTCCATTGCAATAGTAAACTCCACTCTGGTGCCAAAGTGTTTCAATGCCTCTTCAAAACAGTTTAACTCTTCATACATTAGTACCACCTCTTTGTTTTAAGATATTCGAGAACATCTTCACGAACATCCATCAATTCATGATAACACTTTTGATTGTGAGCGCAAGATCTTAATGCAGGATCTGGTTCAATGACAGATTCGATGAAAATGTCAAGTCCTCGATTCCATTTGTCTTTCTTAGATTCACCGGCAGGAATAGTGTTTTGATCTTTCATGAGATAAAGCGATTGGTACTATTTAATGTCACCGACGAACGGTGGAGATTGCGGGTTGACCTTGGTTGAACACGGTATCAACGACTGCCTGAACGGATCTGGCAGTGCTGATGCCCACTCTATCATAAACAGGAACACAGACAAGCCCAAACGTCTTCTGGCGGTCGCCTAGACGGATCACACGACCGATAGACTGACTGATACCAATGTAATCCATGTTTCGCATGAACAACACAGCTTCTAGTCCCTTGACATTCATACCCTCAGACAGGATAGAGTGGTGAATAACCACAAATTTCTTGGAAGAATCCTGACCCCAAGTGTTCAAGGTGTCGAAGAACTCTTCACGACTGACTTTCTCACCGTCAATGATTGCACCAGTCTTAGATGTGATCACCATCCAAGAATAACCACGGTCGAACAACTTAGAACAGAACAAAGATTCCTGAATAAGGTTGATGATCTGTTTGGTAGAACGTGCAGCAATCAGGATTTTGTTGAGAGAGTTGCTGTCAATGGTGTCCAACAAATTCTTACAATCAGACTGTTTGAAATCACCCTGAGGCAACTCCTGAACCACAACCTTAGGTGGCAAGATGTAACCCTCGTCAACCAGTTTGGGTGCGGGAACATTGCAAATTACCTGACCATAGACAGCACCATCATTCATTCCTGGTTTGAAGATGGTAAGAGAATGCTTAGGAGTAGCAGTAAAAAAGTAGCAACGATCAGCATCGTCAGAGAAGAACTCAGTAGCAGGGAAGAAGTTACGTTTGACGGAATTGTGTGCTTCGTCGAAGTAAATTGTATTGACTGAGATACCCGACTCCTGAACACGTCGCAGGGAATTGTAGGTAGTAAAAATAATACGATTACGTTTCCAAGTTTGCACCGCCCAGTCGTAAATATAGTCTGATTTAGTGGTAGATTCGTGATGAGTTTCTCCACTGTGAACATGAAGAACACGCACCATAGGATCAGTGATGTGCTCTAGAAACTCAGATGAAAGTTGTTCCGCGAGAAGAATACGAGGAGCAACAACAACAATAGTCTGAGGAATATCACCACTGAACAGACGCAAAGCATCAGTGATCATGGTGAGAGTCTTGCCACCACCAGTGGGCACGATGATTTGACCCTTGGAGTGGGTCAACATCGCGGCACATGCACTTTGTTGATGGGGACGAAGTTGCATAACCTTCTGTCGATGAATATATGATATAACAAAAAAGGGGACTCGGCGAGCCCCCTGTGACAGTCCTTCAACTGGATAAGTATTGTTTTTCGTACTCTAATAGTTCTTGAGGAACCTCTAGAACTTTAGTATCCAACGGTCTAGCATATTTCCAAAATCTAACACCATTAGGTTTTTGATATAAGGAAATATCAAGATGTTGATACTTTAGATTTGTGGGAACAAGAACTCGATAACCACTTTCATCATTTTGAGTCAAATCTGAAAGAGATTCATTTTCTTTTTGAGTAACGATGATAGTTGTACAAGCATACCAAAAAGTACTCTTGAATCTATCATAATCATTTTCATATCGATCCCAGTTGTCCATAATCATACGACCAATAAACTGAGGAGAAAAACAATGATCGAATACTGTTTTTGATTTTTTTAGTTTATTGAGATAGGCATTTTCACTAATTTGACCACTTGGATTTGGATTTCCAGAATCAAAAACACCAAGATAAAAGTCTCTTGTGATAGCTCTATCCCAATCTGATGAAGTACCCCACATATGAGAGTTGGCTTTCAAATTGTTGAAAGTCTTTTCGCAATAGATAGTCCAATCTTTAGTCATGAATCAAACCTCTTCAGTTGCGGGATAATCTACTATAGATCCGACAGTTTCAGTGCCATTGATCTTCTGATACAGAACCTTTGTGGGAAGACATGGAACAGTACCCTTAAGCATCATCGTAAAAACAAATTGTTTACAAAGCTCCAAAAATTCATTCATGATGCCTTCTGCAGCAAGATGGCATTCATCCATTGATTCGTGACTGTTAGCTTGAGAATTCCAGAGAAGATATTCCTGAGTTTGACCACCACTCTTAACATAAGATTGCATCATAACAACAATAGTGCGAAGAAAACGCTGATTGTTACCAGTGTTGCAATCGGTGGTGTTCAAGATGTGCAGCTGTTTATTGTGAGCAATGGATTTTGCACGAACATCAGAATCTTTAAACCATTCAATGCGTCCAATCGCATTTTTTTGGTTCATAGCTGAAGTGATGTATGAAGACACCTGACGAGGAGTCAAACAGTGACTGATGCTTTTAAACCACTGTTTGCATGTATCTCTGTTCCATCCTTTCTCTTGAATCCTACGTACCAGAAGTGTAACATAATCCTCTTTCTTCGCAGGTTTTCCATGTGACCTACCATTGTCGGTGATGGAAGCATCTTCAAGAACATCAAGGTTTGAATCTTGAAGTTCAGTGCGTTCGGTCTCAGATGCATATTCATAGACATCATAGATCCAGTATGCGTATCCAAGTTCGTCAAAAATATCAGCTCTACCAAAACCACCAAACAAAGGATACTTCCCTGATACAAAAAGAAGTTTTGGAGGAAGTTCGCTAATATCAATACCTTTCATAAAACTACCCATAGTAGTTTCATCTCGACTTCCAGTTCCAGCAACACGAGTCAGATTTTCTGTTTCTCCTCGTGCATTTTTTTTGTCTGGAACAGTGGTGCGAAGAACAACTCTTTCTTTGTGATTCAGACCTGGGAGTTTTTGTGGTTCTGGAAGAAGATCCTCTTCAACAATTTGACTCAAAATTTGAAATCGTTCCTCTTCAGTTACACCAAGTGCAACGTATGAACCATCAAAAAGTTTCATTTTAGTTTTAGTTTTCATAGCAATAAGCTAAATTAGGTTTAGTTTCTAGATGGGAGGTCATCTAGGGAGTCTTTAGGGCGCTGCCGTTCCCATGTGAGTAATATACGGTGGTCAGAGGTGGGTGGCAACACCCTGACCTATTTGATTTTCTTATGAATGAAGTTGACCGCACTTTTATGGTCACGGGAGACCTTCACCCAGTTGCCATTATTGATGATCGCAAGTTTTTTTGATTCTGCGATA